AAAGCCCCGCCAGAGTGATCTGAGCGGGGCTTTGCTTTTACCGTCACCGTGCAAACACCTGGGTGGCGGTTGATGTCATGGCGCACTCGGCGGGATTCGAACCCACGACCCCTGCCTTCGGAGGGCGAAACGAGGTCCAGTATTTACGGGGATATGCCCGTATTCGTTGGGCCTTGTCGTATGGTTGTGTATGGATATACAGGTCGGTATAGTGCTTTTTGCTGTCACCCTGCTGTCACGGATCTGGAGCGCCATGAAGACCAAGTTCACCGCCAAGCTATTGGCCACCCTGGCGCCCCAGGAGAAGGCCTACCGCGTGCACGACACCCAACAGCCAGGCCTGTGCATCCGGGTGCTTCCGTCCGGCCACATGAGCTACATGGTCACCTGGGGCAGGAACAAGACAGCCACCCTCGGGCGGGTGAACGTCGTCACACTCGAGCAGGCCCGCCGGGAGGCTGCCCGTTACCTAGCCGAGGCGCATGAGCACGGCGAGCCCCTGGCGATCACCCAGGCACGGCTATCCGACGCCATGCCGACGCTGGATGCGTTCCTGCGCGACCAGTTCGAGCCCTGGGCGCTGGCGCACCAGCGCGACGGCGACAACAGCGTGCGCGCCATACGCCACAGCTTCGCCGATCTACTGGCGCTGCCCCTGGACCAGGTCACGCAGAAGCGCATCGAGCAGGTGCGCACCGGCTGGTTAGCCGCCGGCCGCTCGCCGGCCACAGCAAACCGTAACGTCACCAGGTTGAAAGGCCTGCTGAGCCGTGCCGTCGAGTGGGGCGTTCTACCCGAGCACCCGCTGGCGAAGGTGAGGCGACTCAAGGTCGATGGGCGCGGTAGGGTGCGCTATTTGGACCTGGCCGAGGAGCAGGCCCTGCGCAAAGCCTTGGAGGAGCGCGAGGAGGGCATTCGGGCAGACCGCGACAGCGCGAACGCCTGGCGCACCGCTCGCAACCGGGAGCTGCTGCCAGATCTGCGTGCTGCCAAGTTCGCCGACCACCTGAAACCTCTGGTGCTGCTGTCACTGAATACCGGCATGCGTCGTGGTGAAGTATTCAACTTGCACTGGCATGATGTGAACTTTCAGGGGAAATTTCTCACAGTAGAGGGCGAAACCTCAAAGTCTGGCCAGACTCGCCATATTCCCTTGAACAAAGAAGCGCTTGCAGTATTGAAGGCGTGGCGCGGTGATATTGTTCGAGTGGGATTCGTGTTTCCGGCGAAAAGCGCGGGGCGGCTAGATAACGTAAAAAAGAGTTGGCTTGGGGCATTGAAGTTAGCAAATATCGAAAACTTCAGGTGGCACGACTTGAGGCACACGTTCGCGTCGAAATTGGTGATGGCCGGTGTGGCGCTGAACACTGTGCGTGAACTTCTGGGGCATTCGGACATAGCTATGACGCTTCGCTATGCCCACTTGGCACCGGACACCAAGGCCGCCGCTGTAGAACTGCTTTGATCAGTCCCAGGCCGGGTTTTCTGGGTAGCGACCAGTAGCAAACGCCTCATCGACCACGTAGTTGAGCCGCGCCCAATTCCGACGAATCCTCTCCATATTCACCCCACCAAACCCATTCCAGAATATATCCATCAGGGCTGACAGCAGCTTGTCGTGTTCACTTCCAGTAACGGCGAAGCCTATACGGTCCTCACCATCAAAGTATGTGTTTTCAGTAATCAGCTCGATAAGAGATACGTCCTTTACTGTAACCGTGCCTGGTAGTGCAGCGACTGTGCGAAACAATCGCGTTGGACCGTCCAGCGACCATATGTAAGTAAGAAGTTCGCTGTATCTGATTTCAGGGTAATCGGCCGGGTCAAGTCTCGTCCCAAAAGTTTGGAATGGAACAATTTTTGTGTAGAAAGTTGTTCGTAATGACCTCTCAACTATTGTAGTTAGCGACCGCTCCTCAAGTTTCGCTAGTAGTTCAAGTCCGAACTTAAGGTCTGGGGATACGCGTAACGAAAGCGTGTCTGCTTTGGTCCTGTTTACTGGCGCCTTTGCCATTGCTCCACCTCCTTCAGCCGGAAATCTAGAGAGCATGGCACACCAAAGCATTCTGTGTCGATACGTGTCACTCCGTGTATTGCAGTGGCTCCACATGTCAGAAATGTGTGGACATGTCATCACACACGAGGCTATGGTTTGTGTAAGACATTGCAGTACATGACATGAGGAGGCACCTATGGAAACAGCAGCACCAATACAGCCAATGGCAGTGGGGCCAGAGGATGCAGCGCGGCTCACCAGTCATAGCCGCAGCGCTATCTACAGCGCGATCGCCAAGGGAGAGCTGCAGGCATTCAAGTCAGGAAAGCGTCGGCTGATCCTGATGAAGGAGCTTGAGGCTTGGATCAACCGGGTGGCGAAGGAGAACAGCAAATGACGATCGATATTGTGGACTCGTCGGGGCGTTTCATGGGGGAGCTGAGGCTGTCCGGCGCTGTGTCTGTGGTTGACATTGGGGCCGATGCAATTGCCTTGACCGATGGAGATGGAAACCTGCTTGGCACCATCGCCACGCGGCAGGGCTACTACAGCTCTGACCTGGTTGAGCTGCGCGGCCAGGCTTCGCCGCGATCAAGGATGAAACCTGATTCAGTTCCTGAGCTGGCGGTGGTTGGACTTGATCCCGAGCAGCGCCAGGTACTGGCAGATCTGGTGGACGCTGAGCGAAAGCATGCAACTCGATGGTGGACGATGCTCAACGAAATGCGAGCGCGTCGAGAGTTGCCCGACTGGGTGCGCGAGCGGTTTGTAGGCAGTGCAGCGGATCACGATCGGTGGCTAAGCGACTGCACAGAGACGAATAGCGCGCTCTTTGGTCGACGGAAATACATCCACGGGGAGGGTGAACTGGAGATTGTCGAGACTTGGGTAGGGGATGTTCTGTTTGAGGTAACGCGGCGCCCTGACCCTGCGGGCCGGGCCAAAAGCGCCGAGTCGGTAGAACAGTTGCAGGAGTCGGTGTTGCAGCACCTCTCCGGCGAGATCGCATTGGTAGGCACCAACGAGAGGAAACCATCGTGACATATCGAGCGAACGTTGACAACGGTCGGACCGGCTCGCGCCTGGATGGCACTGCGCCGAGGTCCTGATGGCCAAGAGGAAGACCCGCCGCGACTCAGATTGGGGAGGTCGTGGCGCGTACATGATCCCCAGGCTGCTGGGCGAACACCCCGACTTCATAACGATGACTGGTTCGGAGCTGCGCGTTTTCATGCTGCTGCTCTCGCAGTACCGCGGGAACAACAACGGCGATCTGGCAGCCACGCACTCGATGATGGAGGAGCGGGGCGGCATGGCCGAAGGAACGCTCGCCAAATCGCTGCAAGGCCTGCAGGAGCGAAACCTAATCGTGAAGAGCAGAACGAACATGAAGGGGCGGGAAGGGGCCAGGTGCGCGCTGTATGCGTTGACCTGGTTGCCAATACACGAATGCCCGGGGAAAGGGTTAGAGATCGGCCCGACTAACACCGCGTCGCGGCGCCTGGCCGGCTGATGTTTACCGGCTTCATTTTTTGAAGTCATAGGCGCGATTTTTTGAAGCCTTCCCTAGGTTTTCGAGCTGCTGAAGGCAAATAACGCATCAATTTTTGAAGCCTTACCCGCCTGTTTGGCGCAGTTCCAGCTTCAAAAATTGAGCCCCTTTATAACTATTACCACCACAGGGATTTGGAATGCGCAGAGTTAAGACAGAGCAAGCCCGGTGCCGATCGCTGGCTGATGCCGGATGCAAGCGAGCGGGCGGGTATACGTTCCTGGTGTTCGACTGGCTTCCGTGGACTGCCGCTGGCTGCTGCCGCAAGTGCGCGGTGTTCGTGAAACCGCAACTGCTCGCTGCCCAGGCCAGCACGATGGGAGGCCACCTGCATCTGGTTGTCGACAACGCGCCCAAGCAGTTGGCGCTTGATTGCCTGGCGCCGGGTGAACGAGGTGTCGCACACGGCACGGGGTCCAGCTGATGCAGGGCGGCATATGGTGCCGGGGGCATTTCCTGCCGGGGGCAGCAGGTGCCGGGGTGCATTCGCCGAGTACTCGCCGAGATCGCAGCGAGCCATCGTCCACCGTGTTGCCCGCGCCACAGTGTGCAGGAAACACCACAGTGGACTGCCGAAACCGGCGATTTGGTCTGATTCGGCTCAGCAGGTCCGAATCGGCACCTAGGCAACCCCTGATTTTTTGGGCTGGAGGCCGGAGAGGATGACCACAAAGCACATAAGTTTCACTGACGCCGAGATACGTAAACAGGCCTGCCAGGGCGTGCGCCAGTTGCGCGACCCACGCTTCCCCGAGCTGCGCTTCCGATTCTCCACCGTGGACCGCACCCGGGGCGCCTGGCACGTTGTTTTCAGGGGTAAGTGGGGCAAGGCCGGCGACTTCCCCAGCCTGACCACCAAGGCCATGCTTGCCGCGCTGCCGGCCATACTGGCCCGCCGTGCTGTGGACGCCGAGGCCACTTCACTGACCGGTACCTGGAGCTGTACCGGGGAGCTGCTGGACTGGTACCTGGATCGCATGCTGCGCGACCGTAACTTGTCAGCCAGGCGCAAGGCCGGCGCGAAGTCGGCCATCACTTGTCACCTTGCGCCGCGGCTAAATGACCTGCCTTTGCTCGAGGTGAGCAAGGCCACACTTGACCAGCGCCTGATGTGGCCGTTGCAGGAGCGCTATGCCCCGTCGTTCGTGCGCCTGGTGTTCAACGTGCTGGCGGTGGCCATGCGCAAGGCGCACCGGCTCGGGAAGATCGAGAGTAATCCCATGGGCGCGCTGCGCTTCGGGGACTTCGTCGGGGTGCGGATCAAGCCTAAGTCGTCACGGCTGCGCGAGAAGGACTTGCCCGATCTGCTGGCCAAGCTGGCGAGCTGGAGCGAAGCACGGCCCGGTGACGCCATGCTGGCGCTGATGATGCTGTGCCACGGTACACGCCTGGGCGAGACGCGCAGCGCACAGTGGCGCAACGTCGATCTGCAGGCCGGCCAGTGGTTCATCCCCGCTGACGACACCAAGACCAAGCAGAACCACACGCTACCGCTGACCCGCCAGGCTTGCGCACTACTGGCCCGCCATCAAGTCCAGCAGGCCGCCCAGGGCTACCGAGGCGCCTGCCTGTTCCCGGCACGCCGGCGCGGGCCACTGGGCGCCACTGCAGCGAGCCAGGTGTTTGCCGAGCTGAGCGCCCGCCAGTGGACCAGCCACGACGTGCGCAAGGTCGCCCGCACCTGCTGGATGGACCTGGGCGTGGATTACCTGGTGGGCGAGATGCTGGTGAACCACGCCCTGCGCAACATGGACGCCACCTACATCCACACCACCGCCGAAGCCCTCAAGCGCCAAGCCCTGGAGCGCTGGCACGACCATTTAGACGGGCTCGGGTTGAGCGCACTCACAGGCGAGACATACCCGAGATACGAATTTTCACAGAATCCGACGCAGGCCACAGACCACGAGGCCTCTAGCGGGAACCCGGATGCATCACAGAGGAGCATGCAATGAACACTGATTACCGCTTGCCGCGCAAGCCATTCCCTCAGGCGCTGGCCTTGATGATCGCCAAGAAGGCGGACGTGATGGCCAAGGCCTTCGAAGAAAGGGCTATCCGGCAGCTGGTTTTCGATGCGCAGCGGGCGCTCGACCAGGGACACAGCCTTGATCGAATCGCGACCGAACTCGGGCTGCCCAAGACCTCATGAGTCGCGCCCGCCTGCATCGATTCCCAGTCTTATAGACCCGCAAAATGACGCTTCACGCGGCAGTAGTTGGTGTATACTGGACGCCCATACAGCACGTGATGTGCTGTATCCCGTCCCAGTTGCGCGTGATGCGTTCCTTGAGCGGCAAATGATCCTATTTGCTCTGAGAGAGAACCTATGCGCCCATTCCAAACCGCGCCTTTGCAATTGAAGTTCGCCGCCGATCAGGCGGTGGGCAGTTTCACCGGCTATGCCAGCACCTTTGGTGGTGACCCAGACGCCCATGGCGATGTGATCGCCCCCGGCGCTTTCATCGAGAGCCTGGCCAAGCACGCCGCCGCCGGCACTCGCCCCGCGCTGCTCTGGCAGCATGACCAAACAAACCCTGTCGGTGTCTGGGAGTCCTTTGCCGAGGATGACCAGGGCTTGCTGTCTGCCGGCCGCCTCACGTTGGACGTTCCTCAGGCCAAAGCAGCACATGCGCTGGCCAAGGACGGAGCCTTGGCGTTGAGCATCGGGTACACCATCCCGCCGGGCGGGGCTGTCCTGGTGAGCGGTGCACGGCTGTTGAAACAGATTGACCTGGTGGAGGTGAGCCTTGTGGCCGTCGCCGCCAACCCCAACGCCCGGATTGTCAGCGTGAAGAGCGCTTTCGATCCTAGTAACCCGAATCCTCGGGACTTCGAACGCGCCGCACGTGATGTGCTGGGGCTTTCTGCTCGCGAAGCCAAGCGGCTGATGGCGGGCGGCTGGAACAGCCTTGTTCGAGACGAGCAGGCCGACAACAGCGCAGAACTGGCCCAGATCGCGGCCAGACTCCAGAACATCACAGCGACCCTTCAGGGTCTTTGAGGAATCCATATGTCACTCGAGCTTCTCACCAAAGCAGTTGAAGACCACGGCACTGCCGTAAAGGGCCTGGCCGGCAAGATTGAAGATGTGCAGACCAACATTGACCAGGTCTCTGATCGCCTGGCCGACTTGGAGATGAAGGGCGTCCGGCTGCGCGGGGCTCCGGCGCCAAGCACTACGAAGACAGCCCTGCAGACCTTCGCCAAATCCCAGGGCATGGAAGCAATGCGCGGCGGCGCGAAAGACTCGGGCCGGGTTGAGCTACCCGGTGTGAGCATCAAGGCACTGGTCAACTCGGGGCGTGGACAAGCTGGCGACAGCGAGTACAGCGGCCAGGCCGAGCGAGCGGCGGGTATTCAGAACGACCCGCGCCTTGCATTCCAGCTGCTGGAGGTGCTGTCCACCATCCCAGTAAGTGGTGGTACCTACGAGTTCACACAGCTCGAGAGCTTCGACAACAACGCCGATTACCAACTGAAGGAAGGCGAGCTCAAAGCTGAGTCGAACATCGGCCTTGAGCTGGCCTCCACCAGCATCCAGACCATTGCGCACTGGACCCGTGCATCCGTGCAGGTGCTCGATGATGAGGCCTCGTTGAGCTCCTACATCGCCAACCTGCTGGGCTACGGCCTGCTGTCCAAATTGGAGGGCGAAATCATCAACGGCGCCGGCGGCACCGGCAAAATCCTGGGCCTCCTGCAACAGGCAATCCCCTACACCCCGACCATCGCAACCACCCCTACCGATCGTGTCGGTGAGGCGGCGGCGGCGATGAAGTCCGAGGGCTGGAAGCCGAGCGTCGTGCTGATGAACCCGATGGACTGGTTCGCCATCCAGTCAAGCAAGAGCGCGGACGGTCTTTACCTGCTGGGCGGCCCACAAGACCCGGCGAATGCAACGCTGTGGAAGAACGTGGTGGTGGAAAGCCCAAGTCTCGCCCGCGGCAAGAGCCTGCTCATCGACCCGGCGCACGTGCGTATCTTGGACCGCATGCAGCCTACCGTCATCGCCAGCCGATTCGACCGCGACAACCTGGTGACGAACCTGGTTACGCTGCTGGCCGAGCTGCGGGCAGGTCTGGCCGTGTTCGCGAAGGACGCCGTGCGATCGGTCGACCTGACCCCGACACCCTGACAGCAATGTGGCCAGGGCATCCTGGTGGGGATCAGTCGGTCAGTGCCCCGAAGTCAACCCCGACAGCCTGCGCAGCACTCAAGCGATACTCCAGCTGGTGGCAGGCACCGAACATCACCAAGGGTGGGGGGCGGTCGAAATATGGGCGCTCGCCCGGAGCTAGACCGCCTCCGACCCCACGCACAGATTTTTTTCCCCTTTAACAAAAAGTGTTAAAGCCGGGTTAACACCATGCCGAACGTGCATGAGGCTCTGAGTCCCGCACCACGTGGCTTTCAAGCAGGTTTCGGTGCTCTGGGCGGTGTTAAAGCTGTTAACAGCTTTAACCTGAAATGTTAACGCTTTAACACGTGGCTTTAACATCCAGAGGTGACCCTAGCGATGACCATTCAGCCCGCTACCCAGACTTTCCAAGATCGATTTCTGCACGCCTGTACGACCACTGATTTCGCCGACAACCCGAAGGCCGTCGGCGGCTATGACGTTTGGAACGTCGAGTGCGTTCGCGACGGCCAGCACGTAGAGCTCGACGGGCCATTCTTCACCGAGGATGAGGCCCGGATATCCGCAGACCTGCTCAGAGGCACTTTCAGGGGAGCCAGGGCGTATTCAGCTTGCTGCAGCGCCGCCTGGAACCCAGACCCCGACTACGAGCAGCTGATTCGTGACCAGGCCCGCATGTCGCGCTCGCTGCTGGCTTGCCGTCTCGGTGTCGTGCTGGCCACCAGCGCAGAGGAGAAATAGGGATGGCTTCAATTGCCCATGACGCCCCGTCAACGACCACTGTCTACCTGTCCGGCCCGCTGATCCGCAAGTTCTTCCGGAAGAAGGACTACCTGCTGGATGGCAAGAACACCTGGGAAGTGTTCCGAGCCCTGAAGGCAACAGTGGCGGGGTTTGACCAGGAGATAAGGCGCCTGGAGGCGCTGGGTATGCGGTTCGCGATTTTCAGGAACCGAAAGAACGTAGGCGCGGATGAGTTCTCCCGCGGCGGAGTGAACGAGGTGCGTATCGTCCCGGTGATTGAGGGAAGTAAGCGCGCTGGCCTGCTGCAGACAATCATTGGTGTTGCCCTGGTCATCGCCGCGCCGTTCACTGGCGGGTCCACCATGGCGGCCGGCATCGCTATTGCCGCTGGTGGGGTACTCCAGATGCTCAGTCCGCAGGCACGCGGGCTATCGCAAAGCGCGGCGCCTGAGAACAGGCCGTCCTACGCTTTCGGCAGCGCGAGCAATACAACCGCTAGCGGCAACCCGGTACCGATCTGCATCGGTGAACGGCGCTGGGGTGGGGCGATCATCTCGGCCTCGGTTTACGCCGAGGACAAGGCCTAGATCGGCAGGGTGCAGGCGTGTACTGTCTTCTGGTCAATCTGAGGACTCGAAATGCACAGGATCATGCTGGCGGCCACTGCGGCCGCATTCCTTACCGCCTGCACCAGCACGCCGGTCGACCCAGAAACGGCAAAGGCCGTGCCTGCACAGCGGCTCTTTTCCCATCAGGCGCAGGTGCAGCCAGGAGCCAGGCTGGTTGTAACTCGGGACGCGGGTTACTGGGCTTCCGGTGGCTGTATGGCTAAGGTGGTCATAGATGGCAGGAAGGCGGCGAGGATGGATACCGGCGAGGTTGCCACGTTCTGGGTGACCCCCGGCCGGCATTTCGTCGGGATCGATGGAGATGACCAGGGAAGTGGCTTGTGCGCGATGCAGATGGGGCAGCAGCTCAAGGAGATAACCGCCGAGGTAGGCGCAGGCGAAACGCAGCGGTTCCGCATCACTGGGCAGAATGGCGTGGATATTCGCCCAAGCTCAATCTAACAAGCGCCCAGGAGGCAGGTGTTTCACTGATCTCACCGTCGTGAAACGGTAGGTATTCTCAAATTTGAGGGCACCACCTGACGCATCAGGATTTCGAGAGGCGCGAAACCTGACGCATCAGGCACAAAAAAGCCCCGGTCGTCGGGGCTTTTTGCTGTCACGCTGCTGTCACGGGCTGTTGTCCCAGGTAGCGCGAATCCACAGGAGTGGCGGAATTCATGGCGCACTCGGCGGGATTCGAACCCACGACCCCTGCCTTCGGAGGGCAGTACTCTATCCAGCTGAGCTACGAGTGCAACGGGGCGCATGATACCCATCTGATTCGGTGGCGTCCATGGCCTT